CGTTGCAATACCGAGATAACCTCATCAGTGACTCGGGAGTCAACAATAAGATCATCTCCATAGACTACTGGAGGTTCAAACCTTTCTCTAAAAGGTGTTGAGTCCGATAGATGAGTATATATGCTGTTGAGTAATTTAGCAACATCATATACTTCTACCGTTGAAGAACCAGTAGTCTTCCCATTTGTGCAAGCAATGTATGCATAAATGCACACAGCTGTGAAAATTATGCACTGTGTGGGGAAGCATAAAGCTGAACCCATAGGTGCAAACTTTTTCACAATCCGGATGGACCCATCAGGCAACTCAACCTGATTGGTTCTAGTGCTTAACATATAGAATAGCCAGTCACGTGGAAACACGTCACGAACTAAATCTATATGTACACTATCGGATGCTGAACTCAGGTCGATCGTGTCGCAACTCAGGTATTGACTACCATGTATTGCGGCCTTCTGATTATAAGTCTGATCATCCAGGTGGACGAAACGACTTATAGGAGAGTGATCGATGCTGGACCTAACCCATCTTAGTACTGCCTGTTGGTAGTACATATATGAGTTAGGTTCCATACAAATCGATCTAGATTTGGATATGTCTTTTGGGACAAATTTTAATCTAGAAACTCTTCCTGAGCGCCTACTATGTTTTTCGGTTTGATGAGAACCGAAACCTTCTTTGCCAGACCAGAAATGGCGCTGACGATTGAAGGCATAATCCAACTTGGTATCCATGTACAAATTATCCAATTTGTCATAGATATCTCGTATTGGTCTCTCAGAGACGAAACCTGGCCCAAATTTTGGGAGAAGGTGATCGACTCTAAGAGGACCAATAAGTTCTTTGATAATGACTCTCAAGGAAGAGATATCAATATCATTAAACTTAAGATTATGTAACCGCTCTTCGACCTCTTCCCATCCGCGAAATGCGGTGGAATTTAAACTAGGATCGATATATGCGAGCTTCTTTCCAAAACGGAGGAAGCTAAGTATATAACGAAGCAGTTTAGGTCGTCTGGTGCGATACCATGTAATATATTCCCTAGCAATAGGGGTATCTAACATGAAATCGTGGAAGATTCCAATAGTGGAATCTCCGCCAGTAACATACTCATTACTGAGTATTTTATCAGCGTAACCAGAATAGAGAGATATAATACCATCTTTTCCCGTAAGGGGAAAGGTAGTAAGATATTTGATAAAGGAATAATAAACCCGAATAGGTTTATCCCCTATATCATCTCTAAGAGGGCTATCACATAGCAATTTAGCATAGGAAAGAACAAAGACCTTGAGAAAGTCAGTGTTGATTCCGTATCTAAATTCATGGGGAAAACTGATAGAGTCACTAGAGATAGTGATTCTACCAGAATCGAGGAGCAACTTTGCCCCTCGATATGACATTAGCTGTACAGTTGATTCACAACAAAGCGCTGAAGTTCGGAGATTATCCCCGTATTCGGTACTTTTGTCGTGACTCCATTGAAAAGTAGTGCAAAAGCACTACCAATCATGGAAATCGTAGCTGCAGCATCATCCTGGATTGATGGAACAGTCCATGCGATAGTAATATCAGCATTTCCTGATTCAGCAAGCACAGAATCGATGGTAACAGTACGAACCGTTCGGACAAGAAGACTAAAACGAACAGATTTGTCCGTATTAATCCGAGCCTGAGCGGAAACTGTGGTTTCAGTCAAGGGACTACCATCGCTGAGTACATACTCAGCCTGATAGAGACTTAACTTGGAATCAAACGACTGTGACCGCAAAGTTAACTTTGTCTGGTCAAAGAAGTTTACAGCAACATCGGTTGGAGAAGTGGGCTTATTAGCCCAAACTACTACAGTGGACATATTACACGACCTTTCGTCGATGTGATATTCTATGCTCTATAAGCATAGTGGGCGATTAATGGTAGCTAAGAAAATAGCTGCCATATAAGAGCTCCCACAGTCAGAGGATCTGGCCGTGAGGTAGGTCTAAGGAAATCGAATTTCGAATCCCTTAGTCTTGGCATAAGACGTGAAAGTTCACGTCTATATACCGAAATACCGAATGGCTTATCATCAAGATAACTCTTAAGACCGAAAGTCGAAAGAGCCTCTGGTGATGGGTAATAGGTTAACTTATACGAATAGAGGCACCAAGAAATGCCAAAAGTCGCAAAAGTTATTTGGTTATCAACCAAATGAAGCCTTTTACTCATATTAGTAAACCAATCGATAACGAAGGAAAATGGCACAAGTGACCAAAGGCGTGATAGAGTTGGAAGAATTCCAAGACTATTAGCTGATAGCATAAGTGCCATTGAGGTCGAAATGTCAAAGTGAACCTTGACCTTCGCCTGCGTATCAAGAACTAGGGAACCGTCATGGAAGAAGTTTTCATTATCCGTAAAGGTATAGTGAAAACCTCCATAAATGACAGCTGTCCTAGAATGAGTAAGGGCCTGGAGCATTGATGATATATCCTTGTCGCTGATTTGATCAGCAAGCTTCTGAAGGGGACGAACAGTGAATTGATATTGAAGGATTAGCTTTGTAAGCAAATCAATCAAATCTTTTACAGCTGAAACGTCTCCCCTAGAAGCTTTAGCAAGTATCTCCATCAATGGTCCAAGGTCTGGGAGTAATTCTAGAATGCCAGGAAGTTTTACAAGGGTCTGAAGATTGCTACCTTGCAATACAGTCAGATACTTGTCAAAAGCATCGCTAGCAGCTAGAAAACTAGAAGGACGCAAGTCAAACATGTTACCGTCAACTAAGTTGTCGGCTTCAGAAGACTTAGCCAAGGGGTTATTCGTACCGTTCTTGCGGTAATCGAGAAACTTACCAAGGCCTTCTGCGTCAATCTGATAGGAATCCGAATAGAACTCAGGCGGCAATATCGTGTCGAAATTAATTCCGGCACCAATATCGTAGCCATAGTTCCACCCTGTCCCTTGGATACCATCAAGAGATACAACTGATGAGTTGATCATCGTGAAGATATCATCGGGAATTACATTCTGCTGAAAAGCTGGTAAATTACCAAAGCTATTTCCGAAGAATGTATCAAGGATCAAATGAACACGGTAAAATGCACTCCAGCGATCATCGCCGAAAGCCCATTCAGCCCATGTCATTTGATATCGGTATGATATGTCTATATGACAATGATTACCATTCCGAAAAGAATGGTTATCAAAGTCAGAATAGCGAAAAGTCCATTGTCCTTCTGTTCTAACAGGGACTCCGGAATTCGATGCGATGTTATAATCATGCATTGTCATGTCATAAGCATCAGCATACATATCTGAGCGCACTGAAGGATTATTGAGACCAATACCAAAGGTAAGAAAACCTAAGGAGTTGACCCCAGTAGCCTGTGCGACGTTCCTTATATAGTCGCGTTTGAGACGTTGGAAACTACCAAAGTATCCTACACCATGGGATTCCCATGGTGAGAAGAAATAGGTAGGATCCTTATCTCCAACAACGCCTACATAACGGGTATGGTTGACATCTTTCTCACGAAAAATGACACTAGGATCAATGTCTTGCCTTCCTATGGTCGCGAGACCAGAGAGAGGCGAGCCATATCTCGACCAATCCGTATCCCCACTCCACTTAGAGTTAGCAGGTGGTGGTGTAAAATGAACATTTGATAAGTGATGCTCCCAAAGGTGATCGGTTATACCGAGAATCGATGAGAGTGGCATAAAATCGGAGACAAAACAAGCTCCGAAGCCATCTGTTAAAAACAGAGTATCACTACCATAGTGCACGAAATAACCTACATCTTGGATTTGTGGGGCGACTGATGTCACCTTATAAGCCCTTTTGTAGACTTTCGAATAAGCACGACCATCAAGTGGTCCGTTCAAGATTCACCTCCATGTAACAATGTGTGATAGCAGATGTGGCGAAAGCC